TAAAGGTCCGGGCGCACTTAGCCTCCCCCACAGGCCATGATTGGCCCACTCACTCCTAATGGGGCGAGTTCCACCCAAGCTTGATGCTGACGCGCTTGGGGCGTCCAGAACGCTCTAAGTGGTTCTCATCACTCTGCGGTGGCAAACTCCATAGAGTGGCATCATGAGCGATCCCAAAGGGACCGCCTACAGATGCTCCGGGTTCCAACCAAGGTGTCGGATTGGTATATCCGTCACCCCGGCCATCGCCCAGCCTAAGTAAACACTTAGTAAGGGCATCAACCCCCCCAAGAACATCTTTGGGAGGTTTAGCATCCACTACATAACCCCTGACTAAGGGATTATGAACGCGTGGGTGAACTCTCTCGTAAGTATAACCGAGAGAAGACACCCTGCCCAGAACTGGAGAGGTTGGTAGGACCGTTGGGAAGAATTTAATCAACCCTTCGATCCGTTTATCCAACCATCGACATGTATCCCAGTAACCACTCATAAAGAGTTGGTTCCGTAGACACACCGTCGAAATAACTCCAGAAGCGTCCTGCCGTTGTGTTGGGAGCATCCGGCGAACACGACAAATACTTACGTCGTGCCCGTCATAATACTCCTTCCCGCAAGACTCACGGAACTTACCATTCCAGAAAGACTTGCTCAGACCAACTTTAGCACCGAAATGCTCTAGCGTCTGAACAACGGACAGCACATGGTCCACAGGGACAATTAGATCATCCCCATAGACACGCACCGAGCCGGAAAGACGTTTTACATCCTTCCGGGAAAGTGACGTGTTGAGCGATCTTTGAATCCCCACGTAGATCAATGTCGTAAAGACCATTGCTTCCATAGGAAAGCAAAGTGCTGAACCCATAGACGCGTATTTAGCAAGACGAATAGTCTTGCTTCCTACGACAGCCCGACGGGATCTGGTAGAATCGATAGCCGTACTCAAAAACGGATACCGAGAAACCATAGCCCTAACGAGCTGATTCGAGACACGATCGGAAGCATCACTCAAATCGAGTGTTGCGGTTCGGTTATCAATCGAACCTTGCTTTGCCAGACGTTGATTAAGCGTCTGATCATCAAATCCGATCAACTTCGTGAGGAGTCTATCTCTCTTGAAGTTCGAGGTAAAACAGCGATAGACTGCCTGCTGCATATATTGCATGCAGGTAGGCTCCATCGCTATCACCCTAGGTGCCTTGAGTGTCTTAGGAACGAGAGCTACCCTAACGGGGAGCTCTCTACCGGGTTCGAGGATGTTCATGTTTTCCGAACGGGCCATAAAATGCCAATTCGGTATAACATAGCTCCTGGCGGGGAAAACCCGCTCGAGCCGGACGGTCCAGGTAAGCTGATGATACTTTCCATTACTGGAGAGCCGATCAGACGTTGATCCCGGACCATGCTTGGGGACGAGACGCGAGAAATACACGTCTCTGTTCATTCTCTCGAACAAACCCCCATAGAGCATCTCCGATACATCACGGAATTCAGCGAGATCACTCTCGCTGAGCCGCGTGTCGAAGTCCCGAACATCCTGCTCACACTCGAAATAACCACGGATCGCTGCAGCCTGACGTGCTGGGGAGCACGGTAGCTGCATCTTACCAAACATCAGCGTAAGCTGACGCAAGGCTAAGATAGAGTCGATACATGGTTCATCGAGCAACAAGCCACTACTCCGGTCGAACACACGGTTGAAGAAACCTCCGAGAAATCGGGGGAGACTTCCCCCACGTTCTGTTAAGAACGCGGGGTGGGTACCGACCTTTCCCTGGTCTAGCCATTTTTGGATGGCTTTTCCAAGGTCTGGTAGGGTTATCGTCAAAAACGACAACCCCTCATGTTCGACACGACGCGAGATGGTATTAATATCTCGTGTGGCGCTCGTGCAGCATCGTCCAGCGGATTCCTCCGCCAGACGGGACCAGAGTGACATTAGGCTTTTCATCAGCCCTCCTAATTAGAGGTTACTGAATCCTTAGCCCACGTCACTTTAGGCAATGCCAGAGCTAGTTATCTCGCAGCTCCGACACCTCCAGGTACCTGTCGGCGACGATATCGTGAATCACTACGTATTCGTCTGCCAGTCGGTTCGGGAGGTAGCGAGTCCCATGGTCAGGGTTCGAGCACCACTTGGCGTTAGCCAAGCGGCAAACCTCGAACGCTTCCCGTAGGGCAGGGGAAAGATCCCCGTATGATCGACGGTACATTGTACTGCCTTTCTTCGAGGGTTACCCCCGAGTTGTTTGGTAACTAGTGACACATTGCCACCACGGAGTGAATAAGACCTATACGGTCCAACCGAGCGGGTAAAACCGAAAGGTAAGCTCATATCCCGAACAAACGTTCGAGAAAACTCGAGCTCACCATTTCTCGCAGAGAAAGATGAACGAGATCAAAAACCACTACCACGAGGAGCACAGTTTTATAACTGACTCTCACGTGAACAGTGATCTCAGAATCATCGTCCACCCTGCGACGCTCATGACGGCTAGCTGAAGGAGACCCCATCACCCCTTTCGGGGTGGGGGGAACCCACGACTGCTCGCCGCCACCACCGCTACGACTCACCACCAAGAAGTTTGGTGATGACCGCGTTGGAAGTTGCAGTTAGTTGGGTGTTAAAGCCAACGAATACTGCGAGAGCCTCTGCCGCAGTATAGCCAGCGGGCGGAAGGTCGAAGACGGTGTAAACCGACATACCGACCTTCACGTTTTCCGAAGGCTTAAACGGATCAGAGGTCAACTTCCCGTGGTCGACCCGAACCATCCTCCTTGTTCTCTTCCCA